TGAGGATTTAACTCAGAGGGTCCGGGACATCGATGCGAAGCTACCGAGTTTACCTTACTGGTGCTCAGTCGACTATGAAGCGGCGACAGATTTGCTTAATCGAAACTGTACCCTCTCAGCGTTTAATGCGCTGAAAGGAATGCAGTACTACGATTTGGGCTATATGTCGCTGTTTCCTGGTCGTGCTCGTTACCCAGATGGGGTTGAGATTGTGGCGCAGAATGGTCAGTTGATGGGTCACCCCCTCAGCTTTCCTTTACTCTGCGTCATTAATCTCGCGGTGTATTACGAAATGCTTAATCGGTATTTTCGTACCTACACGACGGGGGTTTCGAAGAAATTGATGCGAAGTTGCGTACTCGTGAACGGCGATGATATGCTGTTCAAGTGTAATCGCACCATGTATACAATTTTCCTCGAAGTTTCCAAAGAGGCTGGCTTTAAGATATCTCAGGGAAAGAATTATCTTTCTCCAGATTCGTGTATGATAAACTCTCAGATCTTTATCCGCCGTAATGGCAGAATGGATCGTAAGGGTTATCTTAACATGAAGCTGGTGAAGGGTTCTTCCTTGAAGGGCGGAGAATCAGCTGCGACGCCGACGCAAATCGGTCCGGATTTAAGCCGGATGATTGATCGGTGCAGATGGACTCGCTCTGTTATACCTGCGGCCATGTCTCGTTGGAAACAAGACTGGTTTGGGCCCTGTTATAGGCCTAACTGGTTCTTACCTGTACATTTGGGAGGTTTCGGAATTAATCCGATCCACAGTGCCAAGCTGAAGATTACACATCATCAGCGTGTCATTGCGGCTCGTTTTATTTCTGATCCTCGTCTCCAATTGTACCGCCGTGAAGGAATGTCAATTCCTTTAGCGAAGTTCGCAAACGCCATGGCGAAGTGGAAATTGGTTCCTCGTTCTCTCGTGGACCAAGCGAAGACGCATGGTGAGGATGAGTGGTTAGCTAGGCTCTGCTATGCAGGCAGAGCTCATGCCGACCCTAAACCCTCATCGGATGCGTCTGTTCTCGCTCGGTTTCCGCGACGATCCAGGTTACAGCCGATGTCCGATATAGGACTTCAGCTATACTGGGATGTCGCGTTCGAAAGTGAGGAGCTCCCACCTTGCCCCCCAATTGGGTTGCTTAAGAATTTGCAACTTTTCTCCGATGCTGATTATGCCTTTCAGGCTCCTCAGGTCGAAGAAGATCAGTCAGTTAACGCACCGATAGAGGAGACAAAGTCTCTTCTTCCCGATGCGTCCATTTCCCTAACTTTTAGGGAGTGGTAACTGGCGATGGAGTGATATGGAGTAATGGCCCAAAACGGTGTTCTTGGCGATTTGGAAGCTGGGGACTTAATAGTTCCGTGCTATCCAGAAAGCCGAGAGACTGCAAGGCGCCTCCTCCCAGATCAATGTCCTTGTGAACAGATGCTTTATGATCAAAGCACTCTTCCAAGGAGTTCGACTCGGGGGTTTCCACATCATGTACAGTCCCGTCATTGAGACGGCGGGATTCCATACATGTCTCAAGCAAATTCTCAGACTTCAGGGAAGCTATCCAAAGCTTCCAAGAAGCGAGCAAACAAGCAATCCAGTAATGGATCAGCTAACAATAATAATAATTTCAACAAGAATTCTGCCCCTAGCGCTATGAATGTTTCGACCAAGTCATCTCAGCCCAGTATTATTAAAACTGGACGGGGATTTCGTGTGTCTCACCGGGAGCTGGTTTTATCCAGCGTCGCGGGATCGACTGGTTTTACCGTCCAGTCTTTCCTACGTTTAAATCCTGGTTTGGCAGCCACGTTTCCTTGGTTGTCAGTTCAAGCAGCGCAATGGGAGCAGTACTGTTGTCATAAGTTGATTGCGGAATGGGTTCCGATAGCACCTAGTAGTACGCAGGGGGATATAATCCTCTCGCCTAACTATGATGCTTCGGATCCCCAACCCACAACAGAGACTCAGGCCGCTAACAATTTCGGTACGGTAACCAATTCAGTTTGGTTTCCTCACCGTCTTGTTATGGACGTGAGATCGATGATGGGCCTTGGCCCTCGTCGATATGTGCGAATCTGCGCGGTCGCGGGCGATATCAAAACTTTTGATATTGGAACGTTGGCGGTGTGTTCGAATAACGAAACAGGCACAGGAGCAATTGGTAAGTTGTTCCTGGACTATGATTTCGAGTTCTTCACTCCGCAGAACGATCCATCGCCGGCTACTACGCCGCTTTACACTTCTCTGTTTGGAAGGATTACTTCCAATCAAACTTTTACAACGGCTACTCCTGCTGTTTTCAATTGGAATAGTTTGGTTTACGACCCACTTTCGATTGGTGCGGGTTCCTCAGGGACGTTTACGCCACCTGCGGGTGTCTATCGCATAACGGCTCACATGACCTTTTCTGATTCTTCGAATGAGGCTTTCACGGCAGCAGCTGTTCTTTTAAAGAACGGTGTTACCTTGTCAACCCCAATCCAGACTCAGATTGGTCCTGTGACCATTGCTGTGAATGGCACACTCGACACTTCAATCGAAGGTATAGTCCCACTTAATGGGACAGACACGGTCGCAATCCAGGTTACTCTAATTGGAGCAGCTGGAACTCTCGTTGGACTTCTTAATTACTGTCAGTTGATTTTCTCCTTAGCTTAGGAGATTCTCAATGAACCGCGTGTACACATTAAGCAACATCCTCAGTTGCTCGGTTGAGAACGATTGGACTTTCCGCCTAATCTAGGGTCCTGTATAGGATATGGAAGAGGCGTAGTCGTCTGCAAGTTCTCATAGGCGACGCTGGGTTAAGATCCGGGGGTAATCGAAGGGTGTAAGGATTGCTTCGGCAAATTCCTTTCTCTTCTTTCTCCTATCGAAAGTCAACCGGTAACCTATCCATCGTGTACGTGAGAATGTAGTAGCTGACGCGCAACCTATTGTTGGGCCTCTTTACTAATAAGTGAACTGGTGAGATAGTTGTAGTCTACCACTCATTGGTGGGTTTTACTGACTCTCTGTCTCATTTTGTTCCTGTTCGTGAAGGGGATTCCGCGCTAGGTTAAAATCACCTTGTAGGTGAAGCGGTCTGCGTTCCATCCGAGGAATTTCGGAATCTTACTTAAGGGCTCCTGATCCGAAAGGAGAAGGGGATAACCAATCAAGCCTTACTCCACACACTATTGTAGCTAATAAGTG